CCGCCGCCGCCGCCGCCGCCGCCACCACCAGCTGGCGCGTCAGCTCCGCAGAAGTCTACGATGTCACGATAGTTTTCAATCTGTCTTCCCTCATCCATGCACCATGCGTCCCCACTACTAAAAGTCGATTCCGCATCGATTTGAGCCATTGTGCTTGGTGCTGTGGCCCCAGCCGTGTCGGCTGTCTCAGCAGTGGTGTTGCATTGTTTTGCTGCTATTGCAGCGGGTCTAGTGTAAGTCCCTGTGTGTGCTGATCGGGCAGCCCCAGCGCCATTACAACCAGGAAAAACACGTTCATCCCCTTGTTGATCAGAAGCACCAAAAGCTATCATGATATACTCATCCTCATCAGCACCAGCCACGAAATAGCCGTAACGCGCCTCGTTGCAGTTTGCCATGCGAAAACCGATCTTGGTTCTGTCACATTCACGTGTCCCGCCAGTCCGATAACCTTGACGGTTGCCATTGCCATTCATAGATTCACCGCCCCAGACCGCCCCATCACCGTTGTAGTAACGCTCATGCTCAATTCGAAAGGTCTCCTGCAAGTTGAACAACACACCTAGATTGGTCTTCGCTTCCCCTTGTCTAGCTCTAGCCCTAAAGATGTCGTAGCGCGGTATTGCAACCATCGCCAACACACCCAGTATCGCTACCACCACCATCAGCTCCAATAAGCTGAAACCTGCCTTGCCCCTAAGACGAGACTTCTCGATCGTTCCCATGATTTTTCCTCCAAGATAAATGTTGTTGGTGAGGAAGCGGCCCAACATTCAAAAACCAATTCCCCACCTGAATTTCACTGTCAGTAATATTATCGGACATCGAATCAACAAAGCTTAGGAGAAACCTTGTAATCCCCACCCAGAGCGGCTATAATGGCAACAAGAAATACCAAATAGCGCGCGAACAAGTGTCTTTTTATATATAGAGGTATCGATGTTGGATAAAGAAGAGACAAACATACAAGACGATCAATCAGTAGAAGAAAAAAATACTGAACAAGCCCCGCAATCTGATCTAGTGAACACATATAGAACGCAACGAGACAATGCGATTCGCAAAGCTCATGCGTATGCCACTATGCTCAAGGCTCACGGCATCTCCACAGAAAATGTAAATGACGCATCGTTACAACAGATTACAATTCATGCTGGAGAAGCTGACTCACCTTTTGAGTATAAAGCACCTAAGATTAGTATGCCTGCACCAGCGCACAAGCCCAGAGCTAAATCATCTCCACAGCCAACGCTAGATGATGTGAAAACTTGGAGTGAAGATAAGATCGCAGATAATTGGGACATGGTTAAAGATTTGATGAAAGGAAATAAATAATGGCAACAGCCGCATTCATCCCACAGGTATGGTCAAGTTACTTTCTACGGAGATTGAGAGAGACATTGGTATGGGGTTCTCGCACCAACCGCAACTACGAAGGTGAGATTGCCAACTATGGGGCAACGGTGAAAATACCGACTCCCACCACTACGATCACAGTGAGAGACTACTCAGCTGGCACTGACATCATGGATCCGCAAATGACGAGCGGAACAACACAAGACCTGAGCATAAATAAGCAACGATATTACCACTTTATCGTCGATGATGTTGAGAGAGCGCAAGAGAAGCCAGATCTCATGGAAGATGCCGTTCGAGAAGCCGCATTCCAAATGAGCAAGAAAGTTGATGATGATGTTCGCACTGAGTTCAACACAGCGTATGATTCAGGCCGACGAATCGCAACTCAGGCGCAGCACCCCGATGTGACGGATAAAACGTTTGGTGATAATTTCCTGAGAAATCTTGCCAAAGCCAAGCGCACGATGTCTGAGGCAAACATGCCAATGGAATCGCGTTGGATTATAGTCAATCCACACATCATAGAAGGGATCGAGAAATATTTTTTGCTGGTTAATCCTGCAGGAATCTTTCTCCCAGCAACCCAAGAACAAGCTCTTCGCAATGGGTTCAGTGGACGACTCTTGGGCTTTGACATTTACACTGCGAACACTATTCCTGATGGGGCATTGCTGGCGACTAAAGCGACTTACAGATTGTATATCGGTCAAGGGACAGAGGCAGTGACTTTTGCAAATCAGATCACAGAGAACGTGGCATACAGGCCTGAAAAAAGATTCGCTGATGCTGTTAAGGGACTTATGGTGTATGGCCAGAAGTGTGTTCTTCCGACGCGTCTATACACATTAGAAATCCAGAAAGCCGCATGATGGGCTGGTGGATTGGCATTGGAGCATTATCAGGCCTTCAACTGCTCCTGGCTATACTAAGTGGATGTGGAGGCAATGTCGGTGGATGTTATTTTTAAATATGATTTCGATGGGTGCGCACCTGTCGTGAGGGTAGATGATGGATTTGGAAGAGCAATTGAAAAGTGTGGACACGAAAAGATTGCTAGGCCAAGTCCATCATCAGCTCCTACTCTGAGACGGAAACAACATGGCCGCTTATACGGTAACTGAAGCTGAAACCTATTATCAGCACAACATGCTCCCGTCCGATCCGTGGCAGAGTGGAGCTATTAGTGAAGCTGATAAAGCTCGTGCTTTGGAACATGTCACTCGTCGATTGGAGGCATTACCATGGCGAGAGAAATATTCAACGGCTGATGCCCGAAAGGTAAGTGCAGGAATCGAGGCAGCCTTCTTTGCGTTGTTGGTTGCTGTGACTGCGAAGTGGTGTCCGATTACCGATTTTCCTGTGCCATCTGTTCAGGTTGATGCGTCAAATCTCCTGAATGTCCTCGCAGACCTACCTAGAGATGTATCTGCTCGATTACTACCCTACCTTGATGCAGACTTTCTTACCCCACGTGCTCAACGATCAACAGCAGATGGACGAAGAGCCAAGCCAATTCTCGTGGTGGTGTGATGTTACCCCTAAACCTGAAGTTCAGCGCCCCGCAGCTAGAGGTGTTGCGGCACTGTGTCGATCAAGATCACACCAGTATCATTTCTGTTGGGTCTATCCGCGGCGGCAAGACATTCAGCACGATGATTAGTTTTGCCATCTATGTGTTGGGGCTAGAGGAGAGTTACCAGCACGTCATGATAGGCCAAGCGATCGAGCAGCTAAAGAGATCGATAGCGGATGACTTTATCGCGTTTGTGAACTCCATTGACGGTTGTTCGGCTCAGGAATCGCGCGCTGTTGGGACACGCATCTTGATTCAGGGGGTGAAGCCACAGACGGTGTGGTTGATCGGTGGTGACTCTGAGGTAGGGGCACGTCGATTGGCAGGAGCCACGATTGCTGGTCTGGTAATCGAGGAGATGACTCACATAAAGCAGTCGCTGTTTAATATGGCGTTCAGTCGGTTGTCTCTTCCGATTTCGCGGTTCTGGGGCAACTGCAATCCTGCTAATCCAACCCATTACGTGCTCACTGAGGTTATCCAACACATTGACAGGTTCGATGGTAAGGTCGTGAAGTTCACGCTGGATGATAATCCATCCCTATCACCAAAAATCAGACAACGCTTCGAAGGCGCATACAGTGGCGTGTTCCATAAGCGCATGATCCTTGGTCTCTGGGCGCAAGCTGAATCGCTGGTCTGGCCTGATTTCTCTATCACGGCTGTAGATTACCTAGACGGCGCTAGATGGGTTCTGGGCTTCGACTGGGCATGTTCAGGCACATTGGCATGTCTGGCGATTAAGGTGAAGCGGAAGCAGGCTATCGTCTGCCATGAGTTCTTCAGGGATGGCCGCGTCGATGGCATTATCAATGAAGCACAGGTGGTTGATTTGATTGTTGATTGGTTTGATAAGATTGGCAAAGTCCATGGCACTTACTTCTATCTTGACCCATCAACACCAGCCAGCACCAAGGAGAATCTACGCAAGAAACGATTTAGAATCAGATCAGCGGACAACTCCATTAAGCCAGGAATCATAACCGTGGGCAACCTATTGGCACGCGGGCGTGTGCGGATACATGAACGATGTAAACGATTACGGTCAGAACTCGAAGGCTATAGTTACGATATTAATGCTCAAGAAAAGGGCGAAGACAAGATTCTCGCAAAGCAGCCTGACCACGGTTGTGACGCACTCAGATATGCGATGCACACCATATTCCGACATGAACGTAATACAAAGCCACTACTAGTAAGGGAGGCACTCGCATCATGACTACGCCCATAACAGGAGTCCGAGAATTCGGCAAAGGACAGCAATATCCGCCTGAACATGAGATGCCACGTGTGGCGCTGATGGAGAAGTATTTCCGATGGTCGCATGGTCATTTCATCGGACTTGATCCTGATGATGCTCAGCCAACACAGAGACAGTTCCAGTCACAGCCAACGCCAAAGAGACTGCAACCAAATATGCTGCAATATCTCATTCGCTTTTGGAGTGACGCTTTTGGTGAACCGCCTATCATTGAGATTGCTGGTGACAATCCACGTGCTCAGGAGTTTGTGAATCGGCTTCAGCCTGCCCTTCAGGCCGCAACCCAAGGCGTGATTGGAGATGTGATACGCTATGGGTGTTCTTTTTTCTGGAATCGTCATGCACTTTTGCCAGAGCGCCTCGATCCTCGTTATGTTTTTCCTCAGTATCCTGGTTATGAGTCGGATAATGTTAGCTATTCAGACGTGGTGGCGATCCCCTATTCAAGTGGTGAGAAATCAGTTTACGCGAATGATCGCATCTTCATCGCTGAGCATGTCCCCATTGAGCCTCGCGCCCGCATAGCCAAGTTGGATGGCCTGACCATTGGCAGCACGATACAGGAGCTTAAAGAGTTCAAATTCGTGCCCGCTGCTGTTGTGCCCGTAATATATGGGGGCGGACGATGGGGACGTTCTGATTTCGAGCTGGCGGGGCAATATGTGGCTGAACTTGCACGACGGGAATCGGCTATATCAGAAGCTCTCGATCTCCATGTTAAGCCGCATCTAGCTGTTCCACAGGGCAGTCTCGAAGATGACGAATCGGGAAATGTTCAAATCAGGAAGGATGGCCTTGTCATCCCGATACCAGATGGAGAGAGAATTTCGCCCGCGTTTGTATCATGGGAAGCCGACTTCACGGCTCATGAGAGTGCCATCCAACGTGCTGAACAACGTATCCTACGCTTCTCACAGATCGCTCCAATATTGGCGACACCAGGGAACGTTGCAGCTGGTCTTTCGATCCCATCAGGCAGCGCTCTTCGTCGTCTGAGCGTGGTTAGTTGCAATCGCCTGTTCGTGTTGAGATCGCTGGTCGCAGAAGCATACAAGAGAGTGATCCCTGCCCAAGCTATGCTTTTCAACGCCATGGGTGGTGAGCTGATCAACATTGATGGAGATGACATCACAGTGAGCTACGCCCCACCATTCTCGTCGGGCTTGGATACCGATAGTGCAGATTCAGTTGCCGCTCTGGTCGGGTCAGGAAGCTTAACCAGAGTTCAGGCATTACAGATTACTACGGGTGTTAGTCGTGATGAAGCTGAACGTTTAATTCAAGAGGAGGATAGCCGCAATGACAATGCAACTACAGCCAGTGAATGAGCCGAAGAAGTTTCAATTGGCGGACGTGTTCCCCGACGTGTTGCAGACACTATACGACATAACTCAAGATACCGCTGCTCCATACTCATCACGCGTGGGAGCTGGCCGTGTGCTGGTTCAATACCAGATTGTTCAGGGTGATCATGTCAAAGTTGATAAGGATGGCCTGAAGCTGCTGCAAAAATCACTTCTGGGTGATGGCAAGAAACCACCGCCACTGAAAGGTGAATTGCCGCATGAGGTCGATAGTGATTGACGGGTCAGTCGAATCTAGGCAGAATTTAACTAGCAGCTTACAAAAGAAAAAACCCACGCGTAAGTGGGCAGTTTTTCTTGCCGATGCGGATGTGCTGATCCGTAAGCGACGGCTGCGACAACGCATATTGGTGATGCGATGCTGTTCATTATCTTAGCAAAATCAACGAGACAATTCAATTCGTTTGACACGCTGGCAGCGGCGATTGTGCTGTTGTGTGGCGAATATGTAAATGCCCGTGCAGGCTGGGTGCTAACACGGGCGACAAACCTTTAACACGAAGGAGCTTATCACATGGATCGTGCGGGGCAAGACGAATCCAACAAGACCAGACCGCTGGCAGCACATTTTGATCGGTTTCATATTCAAGATGAAGCTGCGGTGTTGCCTGATGCGCTGACGGGTGTCAAACGCTGGATGCGCATGGCAATCGGCCACAGCGATGACAAGGGCAAGCTCGATAAATGTCCTGCGTGGCGCAATCCCGAAGACAACAAGCTGTATCCCCTGACTGCCAACAAGCCAACCAATCACAAAGCATATAGACGAGACCACCCAGGCCTGTTCATGTCTCATGAAGACTCCCTGATCACTGTCGATTGGGATGGCCACGGACAGCCTGATCATCAAGAGTGGGTGGCGGAAACGAAGGCCGATGGAATGAAACTTGGCTACTCTGAGTTCTCCCTCAACGACCCTGATGGTGACAAAGGCAAAGTCCACGTGCCACTAATGGGCATCGTCAGCGTTCCGCTACATACCAGCGGCAAGCAGCGGGGGCAGCCAATGAATTCTGTGAAGTGTCCTGAGCTGGCGATTGAAATCTACTTCGGCAACCAGGCGATTCTGTGGACTGGCAACGGCAACAAGATGCCTGTGATGAAGAGCAAAGACGCACAGGAGTATTACGCCAAGATAATGGCCAAGATCGAAGAGGTCACGGGCAAAAAGTTCTGCTACACAATGGAAGACATCGAGGCCATGGAAGAGGCCAAGAAGGCTAAGGATGTTCAGCGGGCAACAAAAACGCCAACAGCCACGACGATCTCCACGCAGCATGCGACAAACAAAGAAAAGAAACGTGGTTATGAGATTCTCAAAGCATTCAAGGAACAGAATATCCCCCTGTGTCCTGATAACCAGACATTTTGCGAAGTTGGCTATCCATTAGCGGGGCTATACGGTGTTGATGAAGCAAACGCTATCCTAGCAAACGAAGCGGGATACGATGATAAGACTCTTGATTCGCTGATGTCGATGGCCAAAGAGGGATGCGATAATCCAATCGCTAGGCTCATCGCATATGCAAAGAAGCGGGGGGTTAATGTTGTAAGGAGGGCGACAGACAGCTATATGCAAACGCCGCTCATACTTCATCCCCTAGACGTTGCCGCATGCGCCGAGGTTGTGACTGAACCCGTGATCGACTATCTACAGCCACCAAGCACCACCAGCGCCATTGTGGGGCCATCAGGAAGCATGAAGACTCGCTTTGTGATCGATCGTATTAGGGCTGTTCTGGCGAAGATACCAGGTGCTGGGTGCGTGTTCATCAGTAACGACATGCCAGACGGGCAGATTAAATGGTATCTGAAGGGGCAGGGACTTGCCACAGAAACTGAAACTCATCCTGGATTGTTAGCGCTACCAGTGCAAGACTACTTGAACCTTACACTAGATTTAGTGTTTACCGCCATCGACACATGGATAAAGAACAACAAGATACAGACCGTTGCCGTCATCCTCATCGACACCGTTGTCTCCTTCTGTGAACAGGTCTGGACAAGTCTAGGGATCAAAAAAGAGTTTCATCGCACTAGATGTGCAGCCTCTGCTCATTTCTCCCACACACATATCCTTCAACCTCTTGCTGACAAATTCAACGCCTGTCTCATAGGCATCGAACACAACAGCGTGAACGCAGCGAACAGAGACAACTTTCCTGGGCACTCAAAGTGGGAAGGTGGTTTTAGTGCCTCTGTCATGCGAATCTACCGACAAAACAGAACACAGAGTCATAAACTGCCCGCCCGCATAAACGATGTGCTCAAGAACTTGGACGAAGGTTGGCGATTTGCCAGTGACGTGGGGAAGAACAGATTCAACCGCCCTGATTTTCTGTTCAGGTTTGACGGCAAGAAGATGGATTATAAATGGGTCGAGGAAGTGCTCGATGAACATCAATCAGCCGCCGAGCCACCTGTCGTGATCAACAACGAGAAATACAAGGAGCTGCTGATCGATGATCTCAAGTCGAATCCGAACAAGATGCATAGCCACGGTAAACTGACACAGATCAGTGACCAACACCCACCATACAGCTCTTGGGAGACCACAATCCTGAAGATCGCCAAGGAACTGCCCAGCTGTGTGCGTGAGCGGCCAGGTGGAAGAGTGACTCTCTTGGACGATGATCAGTCCATCGATGCTGGCCTCTATTACAGCTACTACAACAACAACCACCTTCGAGTCTGCTTCATGAACTGACGAACATGGTCATGCACCTGTCTAGGCAACATCAGCCTGATTCGTGTGTTCGTCAATCAATCAATGAATCAATGAATGATCGATTTACCAAGGCCTAGAGCGCGTCGCGCTGAAATCAATGAATCTGATTGATCTGCATTGAATTTGAGCATATGCCACGTATCCCTTGAGCAGCGCATCATTCATTAAACCATTAATCCTGGAACGTAAACACAGGAGAAGTGTTTGCTGCTGTCTGTCAAATCCGAGCAACACAACAGCTTCTCACCAATTTGCACAATATTTGCGCGGCGATCCCGATGAGATGAGCAAGGCCGTGAGCTTGATCCTGAGTGAGCCTGTGGATAGACACGGGGGCGCATGACCTTGACCCAAGTTCCATGACATGCCCAGTAGTTTGCTGAGGACTAGCCCGCGTGGCTGTGGCCATTCCCAAAGGCATGGGGGTGACCATGACCATCTCCATGAAACCCGCTCTGCTCAAGGCGTTCAGGCCTTAGACAGATGATCCTCAATCTAAGATGGCCTTCAACACCACGTTTATCTAAGGGTGATCAGGCGAAATGGAGCTGATCTGGCACTCTCTTGATAACGCTTCACGCATCCACACCAACACCCAGACTCATGCCCAGACAGCAACAGCTGACAATGGGTTGGAAGTTGATCGACCATGACGACCATCTGAAAAAAAGTGCTCGAACCTGTCATTTTATAAGGAAAAAGCCTTGACTTTCCTAGTCCTCAAGGTTATGTTCCATTTGTTGTTTTCGTTAATCATGTTAGGGAGTTATGGTTATGAAGAAGTTCTTGAGAGTGGCCTTTGACATGGAGGATGGCTGGGGCTTTGAGACTGGTCTTGTGCTCACAGCTATCTTGAGCCTGCCTGCTGTTGCTGTTGTTGTTACGTTAATCCAGCTTGCTTTGGGGGTGTAGCATGAATCGGATCGCTGTCTATTACCGTGTTTCAACTGATGAACAAGACCTTGCTAGCCAGAAAGTGGAGGTCGAGCGCTGGCTCAAGATTCAGGAACTGAAGGAGGAGATCACCGTGACAGAGTTCAAGGACAACGGTTATTCTGGCAAGAACACTCGTCGGCCCGGTTATCGTGCGCTGATGAAGCAGATTGAGGCTCGCGAGTTCGATACGCTGGCTGTGTTCCACCTCGACCGCATTAGCAGAAGCACTTTCGATGCTCAGACCACGATGTTGAAGCTGGATGCCTGCGGTGTCTGTCTTGTATCGGTCTCTCAGCCTGCAATGAATCTTGAGCGGGATCATCCGTTTCGGGCGACGATGTTCGCAATGTTCGCTGATATGGCGCAGTTGGAGCGTGACATGATCTCCAAGCGCACCAAGGCTGGTCTGGCTGAGGCTAGGCGGAAGGGCAGGATACTGGGGCGTAAGAAGGTTGGGACTCCTAAGCAGTTGGCAACGATCACGGCAATGCGTGCCGAGGGCATTAGTTATGACAAGATAGCTGAGGCAACTGGTCTCTCAGTGCCCAAGGTGTTTTACTATGTGAAGGAATCTAAGGTCTTGCAGCACAAGGATGCTGGTCTATCACCAGCTGAGATCGCCATGAAGATGAAGATGAGCCAGCGGCAGGTGGAGTGTATCTATAAGCAGGTCAGCTAATCAGTGCCATGTGGGGTGGCATCTAAAACTTAGACAAGCCACCCTGCTCTTTGCTATACTTATGGCATGGCTATTCCTGATAATGGTTACATCGATGATGCGAGTGTTCTGGCGTTCTGCCGCCGTCGCTATCCGAATAACTTCACCGCTACCGTGCCCGATGCTGAGTTTCAGGGCTATCTCTGGATTGCTGGTGACATCGTTAACAGTAACTCCAACGCGTTCATTGGCGAGCCAAGACCAGGTCTCACGGGTGGTAGGACATGGCCACGCCAGACTGTTGGTGGGACGGATGAACGGCCTTATTTGACTCTTGATCTGCCTGATCCTCTGTTGCGTGGGTATGAGTGGCTGGTCATTGCCGCTGCGTTGAGTCCTGGTGTGGTGGGGCATAATACGACTGGGAGTAGCACCGCCACGTTGGTTACGGGTGCGCTGAAGAAAATTGGTTATGGTAATCTTGAGATCGAATATGCGCCTCCATCTCGCACGGATACCACCACCACGAGCGTTGAGTCAGAGCTGACCGATCACCTGAGGTGGCACTATGAGCAGGCATCAGTGTTCCTGTCGCAGCTGCTGAGGCCTGGGGGCGTGCTCAGGTTGCCTGGCATCGATCGGGACAAGCCCAAGCCTGAGAAGGCGTATTATACGCTATCCGACTTTTGTTCTAAGTAACTTCCGTAGTTTACCCTGCGACTGCACCAGCGCCTGTATTTCTGTCATTAGTCGAAGAACCAGCCCCTCCACTTCGAGATTCTTCTCTTGCTCTTGAATGAGTCCCTCTCTCTGATCCTGCGATAGTGTGTCGTATTGCTGCTCCCCGATCCGTAATTTTCGGCCATCGCTGAATTTAACCAGTGCTAACTCCATAGCTCGCAATCGTTTAGTTTCTTGATCAAACATTATGTTCTCCAATCGTTTTCATAGTGAACACTATGCTTGTAGCATCTACATGAAGCACAGTGCAAGCAAGATGAATATCACGATGCCCATGGCAATGATAACGAGGGCGGCAATTCTCACCTGCTCTCCTATGATGAGTGTTTCAGTCCTCCATGAAGGTGTCTTTCCACTCTTGGCATTTAAGAGTGTCACCTATAACAGGGGAGGGGCAGGTAGCCCCACAGCCAGCAGCCCACCCCAACCGCGCCCTGAGTTTTCCTGCTCTTTTCCTGATCATTGAACGTTTTCGCGGTAATGTGCCGATATATTTTACACTTTCACCGCGGCGGTAGTAGTAAGCCGTATGCCGTTTTGCGTAGAGATACCAGTTGTAGGCCGCTTTGCCGCCATAGATTCTGAGTTTATTTTCAAGATCATAATCCAAAACTGGCTCATTGGCTACCTTGGTGCGTGGTTCATATTTACGGAATAAGGTTTTCAGGTTTGAGTCGTTTTCTCTCAGTTTCCCGCTTTTGCATTCTTCCTTGGTTAGCCTCACAGGGTGGCCTTCTTTTTCCCACTGTTCCCAGTTCACAACCCAAGCTTCTTCTAAATCAATGGTCTGCTCCTGCTCCCAAACCAGCCAGCGGTAGCGTCTGAGTCGATCGAACAGTTCTTTCTTCCCGCCAGCTTCTAGATACGGATAGGGCGGCCCTGGCACTTTGGGCTTTCCATATGTGGGTAGTTCTGCTGTCCATTCCTCATAGTTGAAATAACTGCCTGGTGTGCTCACTTCAGGATCAGGTTCTGGTTCATCCATCTGGTCTTCGTCTTGCTCATCGGGTTCTTCTTCGTCGTCTTGTTCCTCTTCCTGCTCATCGGGTTCTTCAGGGTCTTCTTGCTCATCTGGTTCTTCTTCCTGCTCGTCGGGTTCATCGCGGCCTTCTAATTCATGAGCCGTAATCCGATTGGGTGTTGTTGCTTTTGCGTCACCTGTATTGTTTGCGGGCTGGGGGTATGTTCTGGCCTCGCCACACCCCCACAGCACAAACGCTACCGCTATAACCCATCTCAATCCTTCATCTCCCAGCCTAGTTCACGAAACTTGTGGCAGGTCACAATGAGGGCACGCAAGCGCTCGTATGAGTAATAAATCAAAGTATCGTGAGTTGAGAGGTTTTCTACAAATATGTTTACTTTACCATTAGCGTCCACAACTCTGCGAATCCGACGACATACCTCCCAGTTACTATCGGCATAGAGATATTGAGGGTTGCGGATACCGCCAGTAGCCATATCGTAAAGGTCGCGCGGATCAGCACATTCAAGCCACCCAATAAAGATTAGGCAGCAATTGATGATCCAGATTTTTGTTTTGCGTGTCATCATGCCCCGCCGCCGCCGCCGCCGCCGCCGCCGCCACCGCCGCCGCCGCCGCC